TCTAATCTACTACCGCATTCGTCGTATTCAGGATGCGGGGGACTACACGAACACCACGGACGTGAACTTTAGGTTTTTGCCGTGCATGGTCGCCGGATTGTCTTATTACCTGTCGCTGAAGTTCGCACCTGAGCGCGTTGGGCCCTTGAAGCAGTTGTACGAGGAGGAGTTTGCGCGTGCGGCGGCGGAAGACAGGGATACGGCGAGCTTCTTCGCTGTTCCTGACGTAGGGTACTAAAATGGCTTACGCCACAGGAAAGTTTGCGTTAGGAATTTGTGACTACTGTGGTCAGCAGTACCCTTTTAACGTCTTACGGAAAAACTGGCGTGGATTTAAGGTATGCCCCGACGACTACGAACCAAAGGAGCCTCAACTCGAGCCTCTTAGATTTGTGGCAGACGCCGTGGCACTTAACCAGCCTCGCCCTGACCGCGCAGAGCCCCTCACTGTTTATGTGGGCGCTCCCGGTGATAGCCTTTTCCAGAGCGTTGGGAGTGCAACCGGAACAAATGACATGCGGCCCGCTACAGTGGATAATGCCTTGGTACTTCAACTCCAGCTTGGACAAGTGACGGTGGTAACAACATGACTTACGACGAACTTGTAACCAACATCCGAAATTACACGGACGTAGACGGCAATGTCTTGACCGCGCCTGTGATTGACACTTTTATCTTGATGACGGAAAACCGCATCTTGCGTGAAGTGGATCTAGACGTGTTTAAGAAGGAAGTTACAGGCAATTTAACGCCAACCAACAAGTTTTTGTCCACGCCCACAGATATCTTAACCCATCGTTATTTGATGGTGACAGACGGTGACGGCAACCAAATCTTCTTGGAATTCAGAGACACGTCCTTTATGAAAGAGTACTGGGCGGACGGCAGCGTCACAGGAATCCCTAAATACTACTCGGTGTGGGACCAGAACACGTTCTACGTGGCACCCACGCCTGACCTCAACTATGCCGCAGAGCTGGGCTACATTTACAAGCCCACTGCCATCTCGGCCGGCAACCCCACCACTTGGATTAGTGAGAACATTCCTGAGGCGTTGATGTACGGGTGCATTGTCCAAGCGTACAGCTACACCAAGGGCCCAGCAGAGATGATGGCGTACTTTGAGCAATCATATAAGCAGGCGATTCAAGGTATTGGCATTGAGCAACAAGGTCGTCGCCGTCGGGACGAGTACAGAGACGGCATGATTCGTTTGCCGCTTCAGTCCGTATCCCCTGGACCATAAGGTAGACGACCATGGCTTTTTCAGGAAACCAGATTTGCGACACGTTCAAGACAGAGCTTCTTGAGGGCTTGTTTGACTTTAAAGTAGGCACCACGGATGTATTCAAGATTGCTTTGTACACAGCGGACGCAACACTGAACGCTTCAACCACTGCTTACACCACAGCCAATGAGGTTGTGGCGGCGGGCTACACGGCCGGCGGTATTGCGCTGACCCCAGTGGTTGCAAGTTCCAGTGGCGTGTCTTTTGTGAGCTTTGACAACGTGACTTGGAACGCGGTATTGACCGCGCGTGGCGCTTTGGTCTACAAGGAAGACACTGGAAATCCGGCTGTTTTTGTTCTAGACTTTGGGTCTAACAAGGTCTCATCTTCGTCGTTTGTCGTCCAGTTTCCTCCGGCGAACAACACATCGGCAATTTTACGCCTCGCGTAAGGAGTTAAAAATGTTAGTTACTAAAGCAAGATCTACCGACGCTGTGGCAAGCCAATTGACGAGCACGTTGGAAGCAAAAGACAAGGTTTCCGCAGGCGGCGTATTTACCATTCAGTGCGTTGACAAAGAAGGCAATTTGAAGTGGGAAGACCAAAAGCACAACCTAGTGGTTAACGGTGGCTTGCAGGACATGAACGCGCAGTATTTTAAAGGCGCCGGCTACACTGCCACATGGTACATCGGGTTGTATGGCGCAAGCGCGACAAACGACCCCGCAGCTGGTGACACGCCGGCTTCGCACGCCGGTTGGACGGAAATCACACCCTACAGCAACGCAACACGGCCTATTGCAACTTTTGGCACGGCAACCACCGCGGACCCTTCAGTTATTGACAACAGTGGATCGCCTGCGCAGTTTAATATTAACGCCACAGCGGTTGTTGGCGGTGCGTTTTTGATCAACGAGAGCACCAAAGGCGGTACAACGGGGATTCTGTTCTCCGCGTCGGACTTTGCCGCGCCAGGGGACCGCAGTGTCGCATCAGGCGATACACTTAACGTAAAGTACGAGTTCAGTCTAAACGCTGCGTAATTAAGGGAGTCTCCAAATGGCCACGAAATTTAAAAAAGGTGAAGTTGTACAAGTCAACAGGGTGATCCCTAGCGGTCCGGTGTTGGCGCTTCACATGAACTCCGACGGTGATTTCTTCTACGAAATTGAGTGGGTCGATGCAGAAGGCGTGGCACAAAAACGCTGGTTCGCGGAGAATGAGCTAGTAGCTGGAGCCTAATGATGGCTGAAGGCGGCTGGAGCTCAGGCACTTGGGGGCAGGCCGCTTGGGGCATGTCTGCCTACGAACGGGCTGTTTCTGAAACCGCCACGTTAACCGACGCGTCGTCGGGCGCCCAAACCTTTGTCACTGCTGTTGCTGAGAACGCCACTGGGGCGAGCGCCAAGGTCGTTGCGGCTAGCATCTTTAACCCCAGCCTTTCCGAGTCTTCCACTGCGGGGGACAGCACTTCTAGCCTTGTGGACTTTTTGTCCTTGGTGGCAGAATCTGCCACAGGCGCAGAGAGCGCGACCCCTCAAACAGACTTTGTGGCGTCCATTATTGAACTAGTGCGAGCTGCAGAAGAAAACACTGTCTCTGCTTCAGTGTTTTCGGCTACTATAGGGGAAAACGTAACGGTAACTGACCCCCTGACGGCGCGATTCTTGTGGGAAGAAGTGGATGATTCCGAAACCACGGATTGGGTTGTGGTGGATGACTCGCAAACAGTTGTCTGGCAGCCGGTTGTGACTACATTACCGTAATTTAAAGGAATTCAAAGCATGGCTACTTCATACACTTCCATTTTAAAACTCGCGCTCCCGGCCACGGGCGAACTCGCCGGCACATGGGGCGACGTTGTTAACCAGAATATCACAGCAATGGTGGAAGAAGCCATTGCGGGTCTCGCGACCATCAACACTTGGGCAGGGGCGAGCCATACACTGACCACGGCCGACGGCCTGACTTCCGAGTCCCGCGCGGCGATCTTAGAGCTTTCTGGTGCGCCTGGCGCTGCGGCCACAGTTATCTGCCCTGATTCAACGAAGATTTACATTGTACGAAACGGTGTTGCCGGTGGTTTTGCGGCAACGATTAAGACGGCTGCGGGCACGGGCGTGACGATCCCTAATGGGAAGGTAGCCGCTGTATATAGCAATGGCACAAACGTGTTGGCGGCGACCGAGTTCTTTTCCACGGTCGATATTGACGGCGGCACGATTGACAACACAACGATTGGCGCCACTACAGCGTCTACCGGCGCGTTTACCACGCTTGCGAGCAGCTCTACCACCGTACTGAACGGCACGACGATTCCTGCTAGCAAGACGTTGGTGGATACGGATTCAGCGCAGACGCTCACTAACAAAACGCTTACTAGTCCAGTCATTACTACCCCTACAGGCATTGTAAAGGGAGATGTGGGCTTAGGTAATGTGGACAACACCAGTGATGCCACAAAGAACGCGGCTACTGCGACGTTGACGAATAAAACAATCTCAGCGGACAACAACACGCTGTCAGGCATTGCGGCAAGTTCTTTTGTATTGTCCAACGGCAGTGGCAACATTGACGGCGCGGCGGCTCAAAAGGTTATCCCAAGTGGGGTGGTGGTTGGTACATCAGACACACAGACGCTGACAAACAAAACGCTTACGAGTCCCGCTATAACTACACCCACCGGCATTGTAAAGGGTGACGTGGGCTTAGGTAATGTGGACAACACCAGTGATGCCACAAAGAATTCGGCTACTGCGACGCTGACCAATAAGACCATCAATCTTACTAACAACACTTTAGTGGCAACCTCTGCGCAGATTGCGGCGGCGGTAACGGACGAGACGGGCACGGGTGCCTTGGTATTTGGCACATCACCAACACTGGTAACGCCTATAATCACCGGGGGTACATTTGACCCCACTACCTTCACTGAGGACGGCCAGCCCGTTGTCGTGCAGTCCGACGTAGGCACAGACCCCAACCAGATACCGTTGAATCAGTTTCTAGGTAGCTTGGCGTTTCAGGACTTGCCAGCCGTGCAACTTAGTTTGCGCCCCATTGTTCCATTGACAACGCCCACCGTTCAAGATGTGATCGACGCATTGCTTGCGCTTGGTCTAGTTACCCAAGAGGATTAAACCATGAGCATCAAAAACAATTTCCCAAATGTGCGACCATCTCTTACGGTTGACTTTCGTAACAGCGAAACAGTAGACCCGCGTATCGTTTCAGCACGAGCAAGCACAGC